CTTGAGGATTTGGTCGTCGTCGTACAGGCTGATGCGCTGAAGGCCCGCGGCCATCTCCTCCAGCTGTGCCACGCTCCGCCCGGCCGCGCCTCCGGTCGACTGTACGGCGGCCTCTACCTGGGCGATGGCCTTGGCACTGTCCACCGCGTTCTTTGTGGCGATGGCCCCGAAGGCGGCGATGGGTGCGGTGAGGCCGATGGACAGGGACTTGCCCAAGTCGTTCATCTTGCCCGCCGTGTCGCGCAGCCGTTTCGTGGCGCCATCAAGAGCTTTGTCCAGCTCTTTCGTGTTGGCGCCAAATATGATATTTAGGATTGCGTCTTTAGCCATCTTTCCTGTTCAGTGCTTGGCTCATCTTGTCGAAGAGCTGGTTGTGCTTGGCTGTGATCTTGGGCGCGGCTGACTTCTTGCGAGACGATGAGTATGGATTGAAGTCCGTCCACTCGTATGCGCGTGAATTCTTTGCTCGGTGGATATTCGCCAGCATTGCCATGACGGCGCTGGTGTGCATCCACTGGAGCTCGTCTCTGAATTCATAGGAGCGCAGAAGTATCATTACCTCTCCGAAGGTACAGCTCCAGAAAGTAGAAGGGTCGTTGCCGCGCTCAAGCCAAGCGACGTACAACGACCTCATGTCGAACGGCTCACCCTTGCCGCTCTCTCCGCTTACTTTTTTTTTGTGTCCAGCTGCAGGGCGGTGAGCACGTCTTTGCTCACGTCGTCCCAGCTGACCGAACCGAAGAGCGCCGCGAACTTGGGGAAGTTCAGCGGCAGCTCTCGGTCGGAAAGGATGGCCTGCGTCCTGACTCCTGCCCAAACCAGCTTCGGGAGGTTTGCCAGGGCTTTCTGCTCCAAGAGTTCCTGCAACTGGTCCAGCTGTGCGCCTTCCTCTTCGAGGAAAAGGTTGAGTGCGTAGAGGTTGAGACAGACGTCCACCGTGAGGTCGTCCGTCAATTGCAGCGAGAACTTGCCTTGGAGCTTGTTAGCCATTACGTGTTCAGGTTAAAGTCCGCAAAGTTGGTGTCGAGAATAGCCTTGTATATCGTGCCGTCGCCTTCAAAGTTAACAGAGAAAGAGGCCACTTCGTTCAACCCAGCCGTTTCTTCGTAGCTGGTGATGTACGCCTTGCCCCAGTACATGAGGTCGCCGTCAAGACCGGTGGTCCATGCGACCTTCACCTTGGTCTTGGCTTTCCACAGGGTGAAGAGGTCGGCCGCGCTGCGGACAGTGCTGCTCAAGCCGTACTCCACGAGGCCGTCGGCGGTCATGGTCCACGACAGCGAAGAGGTCAGGATTTCGCGCTCGCCGTCGTTGTCTTTGGTCGTCGCGTCGATGACTTCCATAGAGCCGCTAAAGGTGCCGGAGGTAGCGCAGGCTACAATCTCCCAGGTGTCATTCTCGGCAGAGGTGACGTCGCCGTAAGTTCCTCCGCTGAAGGTGCCGCTGTTGGCGCTTTCGTTGGAGATGAAGATGCCGATCGCGTTGGACCGGATTTTGCCAGTGGTTGCCATTAGGTGGTCGTGTTAAAGGGTTTTAGTTGGGAAAGTTCGGGAAAGTCGCCGACTACCTCCGTGGGAGGGAAGCGGTCGGGCTTGTTGGCGAAGCCGCGGAAGGTGTTGATGTTCACTTCGCTCTTGATGTCCACAATCATAGGGGTCTCGCTCTTGAGCAGGAAGGTCAGCTGGTCGGTGCAGCGGCTGATGTTGGTGCGGAAGCAGGCGTCAAGGCCGCTCATCAGCTCGTACTCGTAGCAGTGGCCTCGGTGCTTTTGGCAGGCTTCCACCAGTTTCCTCGAGGTGCAGCGTCCGACGTTGGACTGGCCGCGCCCGCTGAAGAGGTGCGTCTGCCCGGTCTTACTATCCACGATGTAGAAGGCGGCGTGTGCCACCCACGCTCGCCCGGCCTTTAGCTCCTTGGCCATCTTCTCTGCCCAGTCGTTGCGCAGGATATTGTCCGAGCAGTACTCCATCAGGTAGTCGAACTGCATGTGGCGCAGCATGTAGCGCAGGCCCATCTCGAACTTGCGCCCGACGGGGTGGTTGCCTACCTCGTAGTGGATGTAGTTGCGCTTCTTGCATACCGCCGCAAGGCCGGGGTCGTCGCCGATGACGCATACCTCCATCTCGATGCCATGCTCGAGGAACTGGCCGCGTACGCGGTCGAGCGCGTCCATGGCGATGTTGCGGATGCGCGGCCGCTTGTAGACCGGGAAGTGGACGGCAATCTTCATTTGCTCTTGCGTTGGGTGATGTACCACTGTCCGCCGATGCAGTGCACGGTGATGCCGTCGTAGTGGCGGTCCATCGATGCCGATGCGTCACCGTCAATGGTCACCGTGGTGTCTGCAGCTGCTGGTCGTAGGGTCAGGGTCCGCTGGTTCGAGAGGTGGCTGCCGGTCTTGATACGCACCTCACGCCCTTCGTTGGTAGCTACGGCCGGTAGGCGCAGGGTGGACGAAGCTGAGCCGGAGCCGCTGGCGTAGTTGCAAAAGATGAGGTGGTCGTCGCTGGCCACTGTGAAGGTGGTGCCGTTGGTCAGGGTGATGAGGCGCGGGTTGCTGTACACCGCCCCGTAGATGTTGAGGTCGGTGGTAGCTGCCCACGTCGAGCTGCTGCTGTTGTATTCGAGGCGACTGTATGCTCCCGGGCTGGTGGCGTTCACATCATAGACGTCGTCGAGGTACAGCTCGCCGAGGTCGGCAAGGGCGGACGGGACGGTGACGTTGTCGCGGATGACGCGCACGTCGTACGTCTGCGTCAGCGTAAAGAGGTCGATGGCCTCAAAGACGTCGGTAGCCTGGTTGGTCAGCCGGATTTCTGCGATGGTATTTCCGCCGTAGCCGTCCAGCGCGGCACGTACCAGCACCGCCAAGGCGTTGGCGTCTTTGGGCTTATCCTCGATGATAGTCACCTGCACGGTGTTCGTGTCCATCGTGCTGGTGCTGTCGTGCGTGTCGGCAGGGTCGGTGCTGATTTGCTGCACCACGATGGCCGGGATGGTCCCACCTTCGAGCCGAGACAGCGGGTAGATGCGGTCGGTGGTGGTGATGGCCGTGACGTTGGCGTCTGCCTTGAGGATGTCGATGACGAGGTTAATCATGCGAAGCCTTTTTTGCGCTTGTAGCGGTCTATGATTTTGACGGCGTCCCGGTTGAAACGCTCCACCGCCACGTCGCCCTTGCTGTCGAGCACCTCCTGGTAGATGTCGTGTCCGCCAAAGCCTGGGTGCTTAATCTTCTGAATGCGGTGGATGTAGCCGCTGCGCTCGTTTCGCACCATGAAGCCCCCCTTGCCGGTCATGCGGCGGCCGTCTTTTTCGCCGTACTTCTTGGGCCGTGGCTTGGCCCCTACTGCACGGCCCAAGCCCCCGGTCCTCACCTGCGGCGCGCTGCCCTTTTGGATGAGGTGATTGTATTTGACGGGTGCGAAGGTGGTGGGCGATGGCGCATCCATGAACGTGGTGACCGGCCGCACGCTGAAGCGCTTGTTGGCTGTCTTGAGCACCACGTAGGGTGAGTAGCGCTTGACGTTACCGCGCACGACGTGCTGCGACTTTGACCACGATCCAGAGCCGCCGAGCTGCTTGCCGAGTCGCTTGGCCTCGTTGCGCAGGACGGAAGCCGCGTTCACCTGGGCCGTAGCTACGGCGCCGCTCTTCAGCTCCAGCGGCAGCTCCTTGAGCGCCTGCTCGATGGCTTTGATGCTGGCCGCATCCACGCGCACGTTGAAGCCCGCCATCAGTTCCGAAGCTCGGTAAAGACGCGCAGACCTTCGCGGCGGCCAATCTCCTCCACGCCCACAATGTAGTAGTACTGGCTGTTGTACAGGATGCGCATGGTGGAGTTCACCGTCGAGCGGTAGCGCATCGTCCACTGCGTACGCGTCAGGGCTGTCTGCCGGTCCACCTCCACCACCTCGCCAGAGCCACGGTCGAGCTTATCAGCCCAGACGGTGGCCAGCGTCGTCCACGTGACCACGTCGTAGTTCCAGTCGTCCTTCGTCACCGTCGGCTGCTCGATGACGATGCGGCGGTCCATCTTACCGATTCTCATGCGTAGACGCGGTAGGTGGACAGCAGTGCCTGCACGCCCATGGGTAACTCGGTGGCAATGGTACCGGTCACAACCTGCTGCCGGTTCTCGTAGTAGTGGCCGCACAGCAGGCGCATAGCCTGCAGGATAGGTCCGGGCACCGTGCTGTGCCCTGCCGTCGTGTTGATGATGACCTGGTTGTAGCGCTCAAGGAATACGGCCGGAGGCGTGTAGAAGGCGATGCGCTGAGGCGATCCCACGAGGTCGGCATACCAGCGTGCGGTCGACAGTGTCTGCAGGACGTTGTCTACGTCGTAGAACTCCACCGACGAGATAGCCGTCACCGGCCCGGCCGGGAACTGGTTGTCCTCAAACGAGTCCATGTAGAACGTCACCGTGCCCGAGCCGAACAGGCGGCCCGTGTATTCCTCGCACGCCTGTCGCGCCGAGGTGAGCAGGAAGCCGAGCGTCGTGTCGTCGTCGTTGCCGTCAATCCTCAAGTAATTCTTGAGGTTGGTGAGGCTGATGAAGTTCGTGTCGGTAGGCTCCGCCGCGCGGCTGTATCGCATAGTCATAGGTCAAAAGTAAGAAAGCCCGGGGGAGTGCCCCGGGCCTTCTCTATGGTGTCAGCTCTGCACTGATTATGCGCCCACCGTGAACCGGACGTCGCCCGTGTGTGCGAAGTCGGCGTCGGCGTACATGTTGAGGATGAGGCGGGTGATGCCCGTTGCAGCCAAGGTGTACGGGTCGATAACGAGGTCGGCTGCTCCGCCGCCCCAGTATGCCACGTAGCAATTCTCCATGTTCGCGATAACAATCGGAACAAGGTCGGCTTCGTTGCTGATAGCCGTCGATGCCGTGGTGTTGGCGTACACCTCGGAGTAAATGTCGTACGAGGCGTCCGTAATCAGGCCAGCAGCTGCGAGCGACGTGCCGTATGCCTGGTATCCGAAGATGGCGTTGTCCTGCATAATCGGAATAGCGCCGCCGGAGACCGTCGGGGTGTAGCGTGCCGTAGCAAGCAGGCCGTGCGACGTGATGAACGCCGTGCTGTTCGTCAAGGCGTTGGCGTTGCCGAGGGCTCCGATGAGGCCCGATGCCACCTGCGAGGTCAAGCCTGCCACCGTAGCGGCTGCCGTTTCGTTACGCTTCACGAACGTAGAAGCCGCAGCACTGATGACCTTGGTCAGGAACATCTCGTCAATCTGTGCGGCAGAAGCCCGTGCGAACTGGCGCTGAACCGTAGCGTCGATGCTTTGGTTCATAGCTGCGAGCAACTCGTTGGTGATGTCGATACGCGAAGCAACACGCTGCGGAGCCAGCTGGCGTGCTGCGATAGCTGCTGCACCCGTTGCCGAAGCCGTTTCGTTGATGATGTCCGTGCCGTCGTTGAGGGCGGGCAGGTTGATGTTTCCAGCGAGGCCGCGCAGGACGTTGGCGCCTGCCTGCTCGAGGATAGGGGTCGGGACGAGCGCCTCGAGGACGTTCGTGTTGGACTGTCCGGGGACGTTCGTGCCGCCGATAGTCGAGGTGTTCCGGAGGATGAAGCCCGGGATCTGGGCCAAGCCGCGGACGCCTACGCCTGCGTTCTTGAGGTCGGATGCTGCCTGCTGGCTCATCTCCGCCTCGAGGCCGGTCAAGCGGCCGGTCATCGATTCGCGGACGAGCTTGCTGATGGAGTAGCGCTGCTGGATTTTCTCCTGCTCGAGCACCTCCGGCTGCGGGGTTGCAGCAGAGAAGGCAGCACGCAATACCTGCGCCTCGGTCTTCTCGGCGCGCTCAATTTTCGCGTCGAGCGCCTCGATTTCATTGTGCAGGTTGTCGACGGCCGTCTCTTCGGTTTCGTTGAAAGACCGCTGCATCAGCTCGGCCGATTCGGTCAAGCTCTTCAGCTGGTTCAGCTTGGAGGCGCGCAGCGCCTTCATGTCGTTGAGGTTCATGTATGGAAGTGTAAAGGGTTTCTGGTCAAAGGTAGTATTTGCCGAGATATTGGTATTCCGGCTTTGGTTTTCCTCGAGGTCGTCATCCGGGCTGTCGTCCGGCATGTCGTTGGGCATGTCGTTGGGTATGTCTTCGGAGACCTCCTCGGTGTAGTCGTCAATCATCGCCTTGATGTCGTCGAGTGATTCGATGATATCGTCGAGCAGGTCGTCGGTCTTCTCGTCGCGCTCCTGCACCTCCGTCGGCAGGAAGTTGATGCCGCGCGCCGCCATACGTGCGGCAACGGTAGTGGTGGGTGAGGCCGGGTACGTCACCGGGCTGACGTCGTACAGCTGGCCTACGCGGGTGATGGTACGCATGCTGCGGTCTTTGCTCCACTCGTCTTCATCAATGGTAAACGCAAAACTCGACTGTGTGATGTCGCCGCGCTTGATGAGCTTGTACAGGTCGCGCCCTTCGCTGGTGTCGGCGAGCATAGCACGGTAGTGGAGGCCGCGCTCGTCAATGGTCAGCTCGAGGGTGCCATTGGTCGTGCGCGCCAGCGGGACGCCAGCGTGGTTGATGAGCAGCCGGACGTCGTCCTCGGTGCGCCCGTTGAAGGCGCCGGGAGCTACGCGCTCCTGGAAGTAGCCAAGGTCGTAGCTGTCTCCGAACACCGAAGCGTAGCCGCTGATAATCATGTCCTCTGAAGCACGTACCTCCATGGTACGCACCTCCACGTTGGGGCCGTAGATGTTCCGCAGCTCTTGCTCGCGGTCGTTGTTGTTCTCTTGCATCTCTTCGACTTTTTTGGTCGCCCACGTCAGGCCGGCGTCGCCACCCCACAGCAGGTAGCTGATGGTGCCGCAGGCTTCGGTGTCGTCCGGGTTGTAGTATGTCCTGGCGCGGGACAGGAAGCTGTACATGCGGACCGTCCGCTCGTGGCTGATGGTCTCGCGGTTGGAAAGTATGCGGGCCGTCTCTTTCCCCACCGGCGTGGCGCAGCGTCCGTTCACGGCGTCGTTGAGTTCGATGCCGCGCCGTGCGTTGTCCGTCACTGCCTGTGGGTAGT